TAACCCCTATACCCTCTGTCCTTGATATGGTACAGTAGTCTAGTCTTATTGTTCTCAATAAGTATTGGCATACCGTAGAATATAATGGCCATAAGTACGTCTTCAAAGAATATCTCCGCTGTCTGTGTACGTGTAACGTACTCTAATACAAACTGATTCGTTGGAGCATTAGGCTCCATATGAAATCCAGTAAGTCCGTGAAGAGCACCGTTTGATCCACCACCACCTACAGTTCCTGATATATCGTAAGGGTCACATCCAAATGCACCTAAGTGCTCGTTTGCAGGACGCTTCTTCCCATGCCTATCTGTTATTACTTTGTTTCTTAACTCAGGTGGTGGTAACCACGATACTGTAAACTTACCTCCTGGATCTGGAGTCCATATAACCTCAGAGTCTAGAACTCCATCCTTCCAATGGAAGTTACCCTTAGTTAGTACACGCTCCTTAATAAGTGAGTCGTTGTAGTCTATCTGTTGGTATATCTTAGATAAGTTGTACAGTGATTGCTTAGACTCATCCCTAAACGCATGTGACTCAGTCCTAGGATACTGTCTGTAGTACTCGTTAAGTGCATCAGAGTCATTCTTAAGTGCGGCAACCTCATTATTCCAATATGTAATAACACCGTTGTCTATCATCTCACCATCTATACCTACAACTGGAGTCTTTGGATCTTCGAACACTGGAAATCCATACTGATCGATATACCCCTCAAAGTTCCACTCCATAGGTATGAATAGACTATATAATCCTGACTTAGTCTGACCGTTCGCTGATCTAATTTTAGGATTAGAGTCCATGTACAACTTCTTAAAGTTGTTACCACCCTTCTCTAGTGCGTTTGATGTAGAACCCATCATACACTTACCAATTACCTTAGATCCTAGTCGAAGACATGTCTTTGTTACACGCCAGTTGTTCAATATGTTATCAGGCTTGAGCCATTTTCCAGATTCATCATGCACCAATAGTAAAAGCTTTTCACCATCGTATGAGTTGTCAGCTGTATTCTTCCAGTCAATAGTTGTGTCAAGACCTTCGATATCGTCAGTCTTTTCCTCATTCATACTCTTCTTAGTAATCTTTGAAGCTGGAACCCTGAACGAAAGCTCTGTCTTTGGATTATCCATACCATCCTGAACAGGCTTAAAGAAGAATGGGTAGTTCCTAACTATTGGAACAACCTTATCTGTAAACATCTTCTTGGCATCAGGACCAGTCTTAGAAAGTATACCAAGCCTAGAGTCCTTAGATATTGTACCTAAGTTTGACACCTCACCTGAACTCATGAACGAGAAACCACTACGACGGTTCTTAAGGTAACACATACCAAAAGAACGTTCGTCAGCCTTGCATGCCTCCCAATAGATGTAGAATATTCTGTTGGATTCACGGAAGTCAGGAAGACCGATATCTATCTTAGACCACTGAAGATACATATAGTGTGTACCTGTCATGTAAGTAGGCTCACCATCGTTCATGAACCAGTACCCAAACTCACGTCTGTCAAACTCATTCTCGATGTAGTCAACCCACTGTGATTTAAATACATTATCACGTCTTGACCACTCGAACGAAGACTTTATTTTCTGAAGTTCTTTCGGGTACTCATGTGGCATCCATCTGTTTTCCCCAACCTCCAAATCTTTCGGCGTCCTAGGAAGTGCGATATTAAGACCATTAATGTAATATATGTCGCCAATAGTACCATCTTTCGAAATAATAATTAAGTCATAGTCACGATCATATCCATACTGCCAAGACTTAGCAGCGTTCTTTGTCGAACGAGCAGTCTTGTTTACGTGATCGTTGTTTATTTTATATAGATCATATTTACTATTTCTTCGCATTGCTTCTTGCCCTTCCCTCTGCAAATCCTCCACTACCAGATAACACAACTGGCATAGAACCAATAGTCTCTTTCGCACGCTCTGCATCTATACGCTCAAGTATAGATAGTGCATCCTCAAATGCAAGCCTCTTAGCAGCAGCGGCATTCTTCATCTTATCCACTGACAAGTCGTCGTCAATAGAGTAGTTTACAATTTGCTGTTCGAGTACCTTAATAAGCTCGTCAACAGACTTCTCTGCTGCACGTAGTACTCTGTCCTTCTTATCTCTTAGATTTTCAAGCATAGACTACTTAATTTCATTCGGTATAACTTAGTATCATCGATGTTGAACTCGTACTCAGATTCAGGCTTGAATGAGACAACGTCTCCAACCTTAACATCCTCTCCTTCTGGTATATACTCAACAACACCCTTAAGCTCTGACTCTACGTTTATAGTAGATATAGTTCCATCCTCATTCTCATGAAGCATTGGACGTACAAAGCAATAAGGACGTGGAGCACTCCATTCTACAGAGAATTCTTTCTTGTACAAGTACAACTGATCTGGCTCTATCATGAAGATATCATCTCTGAAGTAGTTCCAACTTGAACGCTCGTTACCCTTCATATCGTAATACAACCTAAATACATTGTGGTGAACTACAACAAGATCTCCCTCAGATATTTCTCCTGAATAACCAATAGGGGTAGCAACAACCACCCCTATTCGATTTGTATATCTGTGGTCCTCTTGAGATGAGGACATAATGAAATCCTTCCCATTCAAGTTCTTGGATGCATTATATCGTACACCTTGATGAGGACGCACAATAAAGTAGTGTGGTGACTTCATTAGAAGTTTATATTATACTCGATAGATACTGGAACTGTACTACCAATAGACTTCCATTTAACAGCCTCTCCATCTTTCTCAACCCATATATCGTAAAGCCCTTCATCAGTTCTCATGATGTCAAAAACGGTATACTCACCACCCATAACAGGCTTTCCAACCTGGAAGTGCATGGCGTTTAAAAGATCTGTCCCTATGGAAATCTTGCGAATTATCATGATATCTCGCCAGTCTGCATATTAATGCGACCCTCACCGTACTTGTCGTGAATCTCCTTCTGAACTACTGCTAGTTCGTTGTGAGCTACGTCAAGGTTAATAAGTGTAGTCTGCTTGTCTGTCTTAAGACGTTCCTCTGTGATCGTGATATCAGCTAGGTGTTCTCTTAGCTGATAGTAATTTGTTCTCGCAGCAACGAACTTTTCTAGTTCTTCAGCTGTTAATACTTTTTTCTTAGCCATTTTATTTAATTTAATTTGTCGCAAATATAGTCAATAATTGCGACAGAATTATATATCGTAAGTAGTAATTTCTATATATAGACCTGCTAATAAACTATTAGCTAATGTTCCAGAGTTATGTGTCTTAAATAAGACAGAATTATCGTTAACTACAGAGAACTCATAAGTAACTTCCTCAGCAGTACCAACACCTACAATACATGCAGCGTTAACTGAATCAAATGATCCATTAGATGTAAACGTGTATTGTCCAACATTAGTATAAGACCAAGTACCAGCAATAGTATTTCCAGGAACAACTGTAGCCACAGGAGCAGTAAGTCCTGTCTGCGTTAAGAACGCACGGTAAACTTTAGATGATCTACCTAAATCAGCAACTGACTGAACAGTAACGTTTTTAGTCTCACCAGTATTTGCATCTGATGTTAGCATCTTATCTCCTGGGTTAGGAGTCTCTGTCTGATAGTTATTAATTTTTCCCATAACGCAAATTATTATTTACAAAGATAGTGTTTTTTGTAAATATTATCTTCCCTGACCCTTGTACGCCTTCTTGTAGTTCTTACTACTCTTAAGCTTAGATGTCTTTGTCTTAGAATGAATACCAGGTCTTTCTACGTGTACCTTAGCAACTCTAGTTGATTCCTGAGATTTAATCTTAGCCATTACAGTGATTTTAACATTTCAATCATTCGTGGACATGGGTAGATGTCCGACTTATCTTTACGGTAAGAGTTGTGGCTGTACACACCTGGCACTGCCGACAGTGCGTTCTTAGAAACTCTCCACATGTCTTCCTCCTTATACTCTATTGGAATGTTCCATAAGTTCTTCCAGTAAACAAGAAGATCTCTAACAGCCTCTATCTGTGCGTCAGTATACCTGTGGTAGTACTTGTGACCTTTATAAGGAACAGCTAACTCACATACCTGATCAGCAGGAACTAATCGATCTACATAGTTATAGTACTTACCATTCTTATTTGTAAGTGGACCCCAGTTACATATCTCAATACCTATAGCGATAGGATCTAGTGATCGGTACGGAAGACCGTTAGCTCTGAATACATCAGGCTTAATTCCTAGGTGATATGCCCAAAACTTAGATGCAAACGCCTGACAGATCTCTCCATCGTATGTGTCTCTAGAAAGACCTTTACCAGAGATAGTAATACACGTCGCAATACGACCTCTATCGTCGTTGTCCCACATCTTGATCGTTGCTGGACCTGATGAGTTACCTGCTGTGTGGTGAAGTACTATCTGAAGCTTTTTAGTAGATTCCTTAATGTACTGGCTTTCTTTTAACGGAACTTGCTTGATTTTTTTTATATCTAACATACTACTGGAATTTAAATAAAAAAATAGCTAGAACCAAAAGAGCAGCAAGAATAACCCATACCCAAGGATTCGACTTATTCTCCTGACGAACTACTGTTCGTTCTGTCTTTTTATCTTGCTTATGTTGTTTAGTCTGAAACTTTAGTGCTAACTTAAGACTGTCGTTCTGAAGCTTCATCATCTTCTCCATATGCTTGAACATATCTTCAAAGTACTTACGCTCCTGCTTTGACATACTTGACTTAATAGTATTTGTCACAGTATAAGGAAAGCTATCTTTTACTAAGTGCCTAACCTCAAAATTGTTAGTCTCTTTATTATATATAGTATCGTATTCGTAATGGTACTTCCATACAGTGTCTGACTTAATAACAGCACCTTTAGATTTAGCAATAGCTATATGCTTTTCTGCCTTCATCAAGTGCTTTTCTGCACTGCAAGAGTACAGTAAGAATAGTACTATAAATAACCTATATATTGTTCTTTGCTCCACCTATAAATTCAATAACTCCATTTATTGCGTCTCTAAGTATAACAACAGTCTCTTTTACTGACTTAAGTATGTTATTACCTGAGATGTCAAACCAGTTCTCGTTTATTGACGAAAGTTCAATAATACAGAATATAATAAGTAGAATATTTGTAAATATCGCCTTTGTAACTACTATATACTCAATAGATAGGTACTGCATAAATCCTTTTGTAAATGGAGTTAGCATGTAGAAATCTAAAGGAAATACAGCTAGTGCAAACAATAAGTATCCACTGCCTTTAAGAATGTATCCCTTTCTAAGCATCTTAGATGCAAACACATCCATAAATTTACGTCCTTCTTTTTTAGATTGTATCTTAAGTGATATTAACTTAACTATCGTATCTACACCCATAGCTCCCATTAGAAGTATAATAGACAACTCAATAGGAGAAATAAACCCTAAGAATAGCGTAAATACAGTAGCTAGTTTTTTCATCCTACTTAAGAACTAACATTACAGATCCGCCAGTTATTGCTATTCTAGAAAATGGCTTGTTAATATCCATTGGAGTTAAAATAGCACCTGCCTTAACTGCTACAGCTGGATCTGCTATATGATCATTTAATACATTATTTACAATTCCATTTACATCGGTTGATTCCAATTCAGAAATTATAGTATCTTCTAATACAACTACAGCATAAAATAAACTATTTGTATATGTAGATGAATCATTAAGGATATATGATCCTCCTCTTGCTGTTAGGATTTCTCCGTATGAATTTGGCATATCTTTTTTATTTTAAACCTTTTCGTGCTCTGTTTTTACTTCTATGTTCTGCTACAACTCCACCATCCTTTGTATGGCTTGCGTCTCGCTTATCTCCTTTTTTAAGTCCTAGCTTCTTACGTCCTGCATTCGCCTCGACTCTAAGCTCTAGTCCTTTCTCAGTCTTATTGTACTTAGACTGCTGCTTGAGGCGTTTCTGATTCGCCTCTTTGTTCTCCGCGTAGTACTTCGCTGTCTTCCCTTTTGTAGTTGAACTTTTCATTCAATAACTTTTTTCTCTTATCACATCCGCACTCCTCAATAATACCAAGCTCAACAGCCTTCTTAACAGCATACTTAATGCCTGTTACCTCAGTGATGAACTCAACAGTATCACCAAGACCCTGCTGACGCTTGATCTTTTGGATCATCGCTTTTTCTTCATACCGCCCATCATACCCATGACAGACATCTTAATTGCGGCCTCTGTCACTTCTTCTTTCAAATCTTCAGCCATCTTCATGCTCTTCTTAGCACGAATCAACTTATCGATGTACGTATCGTAAGAAAAAACTGGCTTATTGTATGGATATTTATTTTTCATATTGCAAATATAGGTATTTTTAAATAATTACACTTCAGGTTTTTCATCAAACCAATACCACCCATCTACTAGGTACTCGTAGTTGTCATTTTGTTATTCGTTTTTTATTTTGCATCACTCCGTTTCTATATTTTCAATAAAAGTATTGCTATCGTATAAGTAGCCTATTTGAATCGTCTCATCTACCTCAATGCAGAGCAGGTCAGTCATAGTTGATGGGTTATTTTCAGCAACAACAATGCTTGCTACTATACCATTTTCAATTATTGCGTATCTTTTTATCATTATTTATAACTTACTATAACACAAAATCCATTTCCACCATTGCCACCTGCGCCTGAGTTAGCTCCGTTAGTTGAAGCACCTCCGCCTCCGCCACCTGCACCTTGACCTCCATTTCCACCTCTACCGCCTGCAATAGTTCCTGCTGCATTACCTGCGCCACCGCCACTACCACCTAATGCAACAAATAAATTTGTTAAACTGTTAAAGTATGTAGTTCCATTGTTACCTAATCCACCCAAAGCAGTTCCACCAGCAATTGAATATAAAACATTTGCTCCATTCATATATTGAAGTGTATGACCATTTACAGGAGTGTTTGTAGTATTTATTCCTCCGCCTTGCACACCACTTAATAAAGGAACTGAATACTGAAGCGATATTGAATTTAGCGTGTTTGAAGTAGATTGTGATATTGAATATTGAATTGATGACATTGATACCCCAAACACAAAAGAAATGTTTGATGTTGTAGTTTGAGTTGTTGCTGAACCACCAACACCTGTTGGAATACCATTAAAAGTGCAAATTTTTGAAGTTGCAGGCGTTCCACTTCCACCTAAAAAAGATGGTGAACCAGTTGAACCTGCATTTCCATTTGTATCATTTGTAGTAATTGCTGCTCCACCATTGCCACCTGCGCCTATCCAAATATTCTCAGTACTTGCAAGATATTGAGCATCGACTTTTACTGCTTGAATACATCCTGAAGCACCGCCACCGCCACCATAGCGAGCCGATGCTGTAGCACCTCTACGACCTGAACCACCACCTGCTCCACCACTTACTAAATATACTTCAACTAATTTAGCTCCTGCTGGTTTTGTCCATATTCCCGATGAAGTAAAAATTTGAATATCAATATTATTACCTCCACCGCCATACTGTGGAATATTCAAAGTAGAGCCTACTAATGTAGCTGCTCCACTTGTTCCAGTTGTGGTTAATGTTAATGCGTTTTGTTTCCCATTAAAAGTACTCCAATCAGTTGAAGTTAAAAATCCTTTAGCTGAACTACTAGCTGACTGACCATTAGTGTAATCAATAGAAACAACTCCACTAGCAGCATTAAAGTCAGATGCAGTAAATGTAGCTGCTCCCTTAGTAGTCCCATCAGCAGCTGCATCAGATATAGATAAAGTTCTGTCAGAAGTAAGGTTACCACCACCTGATAATGGACTAGTTGTAGATATTGTTCTAGTGTTAGGTACAGGAGTAAATCCAAGTAAAGTAGCTATACTTTTTGCTTTCCATAAAGGAGTTGGTGACGACTCAAATGCAAGTACATTGTTGTTTGATGGTGGAGTCGTTATAAGATCCACATCATGGATCTCATCAAGCTCATATCCATTCTGCACCTTTACATATATCTGACCGTTACCAGCATTCGCCCTCTCAACAATACCTGCATATACCAAGTGATTTGGTGCATATGGCTTAGTAGAAGTAAGAGTACCTGCCGTAGCCCCTACATATAATGTAGCTCCTGGAGAGTACATAGATGTATTCAAGTTCTGTATTACACCCTGCGTTATAATAAATCCTGTGCCGTTCGCAGCAATCGAGCTGCTAAATACAAGCCCTACAGTCTTCGCAGAAGTCGCGTCACTCGTGTTCGCAGCAAGTTTAACAGACATCCTGTCCCCTGCTGCTCCAAACGCATACACTGGCTGACCTTTGTTAATGGTAACACTGTCAGCATTGGTTACAAACGCAAACATCTGATTCGGTTTTATACCGATCATCTGAAAGTTCGTCCCATCGTAAACAACCAAAAACTCCTGCCCTACACTTATGTCTCCACCTACTATAGGTACATTGTTATTCTTCACAAGATCTACAGCACCAATGCTGTTAATGTTCAACGTAGCACCGTTGACATTATTTGTGTTGAACTTTATAATATACGAATCGTTCGTGGTGTAAGATGTAACACCAGTAATAGTTGTAGTGTACACATCAGTAACAGAAGCTGTAGCTGTTCCACTCTTCATGCCTCCCCCTCCACCGCCAGGTGGAGTTGCCCATGTTCCATCTCCTCTTAGATATGTACTACTATCAGCTGTCCCACTACCAAGGTTAAATGTAGGTACCTTGTCCTCCTTAGAGAACGGTATTATCTTGCCTAGGACCCTCTTTAATGGACGTGGAAATATACTCATGCTAGTTGCAAAGGTAGCAAATTTAATCTAAATTTGCCTACATATGAGAACAAGCAAGGATAAGAAAAAAGATAAGTACGTTATAAAAATTAGACCTAGACCACTCCAGAAAGTAATCGTTAGAGAATACCCAGCACATAACTACATGAAGTACTGGCGTGTGATCAGGTACTGGGCATGTCGTTACTATAAAGTGACAATGATAGAGCTTGAGATACTTTTCTTCCTGCACGACGAGATGCTGTTCAACCAGACTACGTTCAACTCATACGACAACATCTTCAGGTGGGACACATACAGGATGGCTAGACTAAAAGAAAAAGGGCTCATCAGAACATTCCGTGAACCTACTAAGAACCAATCTAGATTGTACGAGCTCAGCTTCAAAGCCAAGAAGATGATAAACTCTATCTATAAGAAGCTAAACGGCGAAGAACCAATACCTGTAAAACCAAGTAGAAACCCTATGTTTAATAAGAAAGCAGGATTCACAGACAAGGTCTTCGCCATAGCCGTTAAAAATTTTAACGAGGAGTTTAAAGAATCAAGGCAACGTCTCGATACTGAATTATACGGTACGTCTGATCTCCACTCCGATAGTCATGACCCTGAACAGCATCATACGCTATAACGTCACCCTTCTTAATGTGCTCGTCAACAAGTGAGCTGACCTCAACTACATCAGCTTCCTGATATCTCTGCTTCACAGTCTCTGAGCCAGTTAACAACAACCCACTCGCAGTCTGCTTCTGCTCTATCTCCCTAGGCTTAACTACAATAAAACTATTTAACGCTTTCATTCTCTCTTACATTTGTGATTATCGCATTCGTACTAAGGATCGTAGTAGCAACAGATACAGCGTTCTTAAGTGCGTTCTTCGTCACCTTCGCTGGATCTATAATACCCATCTTCACCATATCGCCTGTCTTCTTCTCCTTCACATTATACCCAACACCTACACTACCATCGTCAAAGAACTTCTCGTAGTCAAGAACCTCGTTGCCATCAACACCTGCGTTCTCACAGATCTTATGGAACGGCTGCTCGCATGCCTGTGACATAATATCCATAGCAACAGACGGAGCTCCATTCAACATCGCCTTAGATGCTACAAACGCAACTGCGTTCACTAGCCCTACGCCTCCACCTGGAAGTACACCATCCTCAATCGCTGCCTTCACCGCAAGCACTGCATCGTCAACACGGTCCCTCAACTCCTTCTGCTCGATATCTGAACTCGCTCCGACGTAGATCATTCCTACACCTCCTGAGATTGACGCAATACGCTCGTCCATGAACTTGATCTCTTCCTCAGAAGTAATCTCCCACTTACTAAGCTTAAGCTCCTTCACATACGCATCTAGATCTTCATCAGTGCCGTCAGGTCTTACGATAACAGTGCTGTCCTGACCTACGATGATCTTCTTCGCTCGACCCAATCCTGAAACTGTACACAACGCTAAGTTGTCACCAGTAGACTCTGAGTAGTAGTGAGCACCAAGAGATCGTGATATATCAGTCATCATCTCGTCCTTACGATACCCGAAGTTTGGTGGAATAATGTTACACACCTTGATTTTGCCCTGAACAACGTTCATGTTAAGTGTAGCTGCAACCTGAGCTGACAACTGACCTACAATAAGCAATGGCTTACCTTCCTTCAACACATGAGCCAGTACGTTCTCTATGTTAGATAGATTATTAATCTCATGATCCGTAAGTAACACATACGCATCCTCCATCACGCACTCCATCTTCTTGTGATCGTTCACGTAGTACTTAGATGTCCACCCCCTGGCAACACGGATACCCTTGATAACCTCAGAGTATGTCTTCGTTGTCTTAGAGTTCTCTACAATAACATGACTAACCTGCGAGTACACATCAGCGATCAACTTACCTACAATTGGATCGTTGTTCGCAGAAATCGTAGCTACATCAAGCAGTCTCTTACCACTTACCTTCTTAGACATACGTCCAAGCTCCTTCACTACATCGTCTGCAATAGACTGTATCTGTCTCAATACCTCAGTCTTGCTGTGCTTTTCTACATCAAAGTAGTCCTCGAACGCATCGATAATAGCCTTGGTAAGCACAATACTAGTCGTAGTGCCATCACCTGCCGACGACGCTGTCTTCGATGCTGCCTCCCTTACCAGCTGAACAGCTAAGTTCTCCACTGGATCGTACAAATTGATTGATCGTGCGACGGTCACACCGTCCTTCGTAACGGTAACACCTCCTATGTGGTGCTCGGACTCTATTAAGACCGTCTGCCCTGATGGGCCTAAAGTGGATGAAACTGCTGCTGATATCTTGTCGATGCCGTTTTTCAGTTTCTTACGTCCATTTTCATCTAAAAATATCTGTTTTACTACCATATTTGATTAAATTTTGTCAAATATACGGTAAAAAAGATATAAATGAAAGAATTTATGCAGGAACTTCGTATTTCGGCAGTTCTACGTCATTAACCCAAAGGATTACCTCCTCATCTGTCCAAGTTTCCGTGTATGTAAACCCTTGCAAGTTAACACCAAATGTCGCTGTGTCGGTAGTTAGAACTACGTCAACGCTACACGTTTTCTCATTAATTGCATCTGCTACGTTTACAACCTTTACTGTTGGGTTAGTAATTTCTACGTTAAACTGTTCAAATTTGTAAGTTGCCATATTTTTTTATGTTAAAGTTGTTCCTGTTACTGTGAATGTTCTATTGAATACAGATTTAATACCAGATAATTTACCTACAGTATAGATGTATAACTGTACTGAGTTTATAACATAGAATGCACTGGTTGTCAAGTTAGCATCTGTTGTACTACTCCAAAAATCACCAATTAAATTAAATGGTGCGTAGTTCAATTTATTAGCAGGAGTATTAGCCCAATTGAATAAACTTGAATACTCCACAGTATTAGCTAATTTCCATCCTGTAGTGAATGTACCTATTGAAAAAGCTAAAGCATCATCAATAGCTTGATTCCATGTGTAAGTTCCAACAGTTGGCATGGCTAATCTATACCATCCTAAAACCGTAGTACCATTATACGTACTCCAGTCAAGTACAATATTATTAGCATAAGCCGTACCCCCTAAAGTGTCCGTAAATCTATTAGTATTACCGAATGGATTATTACTTGCAAGTACAGTAAATGAAGTTGCTCTACCAGCTTCTAAATCACCGTCATCGCCTGTACGGTATGAAGTGGTTTGCCCTGTCTTCATCAATGTTGCTCCTACTGGTGCTGCTGGTGCAGGGGAAGAGCTACCTCCTATCTTTATACCAAATGGACTTATCATTCTTTTTTTTGACAAAGATAAACAAAAAAAACGAACACCGTTAAGTGTGCGTCTTCGTTATGTAGAGTGGTGGTTGTTATAATACCCTGCACATAATCATGCTTCTATCAGTGTTCTTGTAGAACATCATTCTTACTCAGCTTTTAAAATAACTCTCCACGCCTTACCAAACGATGGTGATACAGATGTGCCAAATGTCTGTGGTGCTGAACCAACTGGAACACCTGTCTTAAGTATTATATTGATAATATTACCGTCAGCTGGATTGATACCTATACTAAACAACTGAGGTGAATCTAACGCCCTCATGCCAATACCCAATGACCCACCATGCGATGCAAACCAATACGTCTCTCCAGCTACAAACTCAAAACTACATGGTATAACCTTAACTCCTGTTGATGTTGTTGATACATTGTCAGATTCAAATAACTTCTGATCTGGAAGAGCAGTTGATTCACCATGAGAGTATATCATAACTCTTATGTTGTTGCCTGAAGCTGCTGTAGTTACCTCTACATTTAACTCTGTAACACTAAAAGTATTATTAGGTATAAACGGGTATGCAACTATAGTGTCAGCTGCTGGATAGTTAACAGTAGTCTGTCCTCCACCTGCTACAGCTGGAGTAATCAACATTCCTGAAATTGGCTTAATCAATGCATGAATACCCGATACTGATTCTTGAGCAGGTACAGAAGATACTATATCATCAATCGTATAAATCTGTGATGGGCTGTTCGCTAAAGATGACTTCCGCTCCAATGTGTCTACATTAGATGAGATGCCTATAAACTTGGTTCCACTTGGTACTGTTGGCATAATTTCCTTTTTTTTTGACAAAGATAAATAAAAAAACGCACACCGTTAAGTGTGCGTCTTCGTTATGTAGAGTGGTGGTTTATTCTAGAATGCCTATTATAAAAGTCTTTGTTGTTTTGTCTTCGTAAATAGCAACCTTTAAAGGCTCATTGAATTTATTCACAGTATACCATACATCAATGTCATGTTTTCTTGTAGATTTTACTTCATCTGGTTTTGTTATATCTAAACCATTTTCTACAAACCATTCGCTTGATACATCATCTATAAAACCTTTATCTCCATATATTAACATTAAGTTTGTATCGGTTTCAAGCATAACCCATTCATGCGGATTACTTTCATCGATGTTCTTGTAAAGAATTGGTGATTCAAATGTTTGTGCTGTGGCGATGATACTAACCGATACCATAACTGCCGCTAAGATTGCTTTCTTCATAGTTGTTATTTAATTGAGTTTCTATTTCAAATGTAGTCAAAAAAAAATACCCACCAAATTTTTTGGCAGGTATTTTTCAAAAAAAAAATATATTTATCAAGAATAACGCATCTTTCCAGCTTGCATTCTGCCTTTCATGCCAGGTTTTTTCTCAACTTGTTCAGCCATTTTTTCTTTAGTGAAGTACTTATTTCTTCCAGCAACTTCTCTTTTTTCAAATCTCTGTGACTTACGAATATCCTTAATAGCACTTCCAGCAGCTTTTTTAGCCACTTTGTCTGTAGCTGACTTCTTAGCTGTTTTTAGTTCACCTTTGAAATCTTTAAGCATTGTTTGCTTAGCCTTATTCTTAGGGTGAAGACCCATGTTCCAAGAAGCGTCATCACCTTTTTTCTGGATAGCCTCCTTAGTACGAGTGTACGCTCCAGCTAACTTCTCTTCTCTTCGGAATTTAGCTCCTTCGATCTGACCCTTGATGTTCAAATCAGTCTTAGTAAGTTTATTCTTTTGAATAGGACCACTAACTCTAGGGTTCTTTTTCATTTGTCGACGTTTACCAGCAGGAGCTTCAATAGCTTTGTTAACCATCTCAACAGGTCTAGGTGGTCCTGGTTTTAAATATTCTTGATATACATCAGCAGGTTTTTTATAAGGAGTTGTAACTGGCTTTGCAGGAGTAGTAGGTTTTGTATACTTAGCTTTTTCAGCAGCTATATATGCAGCCTTACGCCTTTGAGAGTCTGCATCATACGCAGCCTTATCTTTAACTGGATCAAGGTAATCAGCTTGGAATTTACCAGGTCTACCACCTACCCATTCTTTTGATTTATCAGTAGGATCCCAACGAACTTCCTTTGCAAGAAGCTTCATACCTCCTTTACGTTGTTCATCATTAAAACGATTCAATTCATCAGGACTAAGCTTTTGGTGCTTTGTCTTTTTACCAAGACCTGGCTCATATTCATGTCTTGGATCTTTTCCGTAATATTTCCATTGACCCTCAACGTCTGTAGGAGGAACAAATTCTTTTCTTTTACCAGTAACAGTTACTTCTGGTGTGTTATTTACGCCACCTTTGCCTGTTGTGAAACGATCGCTAGAAGGTTTACTACCGTTAGGCTTAGTAGTCGGTTTAACTGGGTCACCTGGACCTTTTGTTGCCTTACGGCTTGTTCTCATTAATGCCATGACATGTTTTTAAAAAGTAATTACTCAACAAAGTTAGTAAATTCAAATGAATTACAAACAGAGTTCTCGCACGCAGTTATTTCTACAAACCTACTCATCCTAAACGCTGGCTCCTGATACCGACCAAGAAGCTGTTGGAAGATCTCCTCGTTACGAACCTCCTCCAATAAAACACCAGTGACAATCCCATCGTTCTCCAATACCTGCCGAACAGTATACTCCTCACCCTTCTTCACCCACTGCGGATACACCATGCACACGAACTCTATTTGGTCCGCCTTGATGGAATCATCTATGCAAAGAAGCCTACTCTTCATTGTTCATCATTATATACCTCTTACCATCGGTAAGCCAACGCAGCACATAGTTCGTCTGACGCCTCTTAGACCTCTGAATGTACGAAAATGTTGACTTGTGTCGAGAAATGTCGGTCCAGTGTCGAGAAAATGTCGACTCAAAAACACGTAAGTTATTGATTCTGTGCATGTTAACAATTTTTAGTGTCGAGATGTCGACTTTACTGCAAAAAAAAATATTTTTTTTATTTTTTCCTACTACTACTACTATATATATACTATTTTTTTTTTTTTATAATTGGTAAAAAAGTCAACATCTTAACACTAAAAACACTAAAACCCTTACTACGACTGGGCTGTAGGAGTTTTGCATGTAACATCAACTCAGCACAAACCGACACTAAATCGGGCTTTTCAACAAATTCTAACATCTTTTTTCGGGGGTCGCATATTCGGGGGTAGTGGGTAATATACCCATTTGACGTAAGCACCCATCAAACGAAAACCGATCTAAATCGAGGTGGGGGGTATCGATTTTGGGTAAATGCATTGAACTTTTTAGCTTTTTGTTGAGGGGGTGCATAGGTAGGTAGGTATACATGTATATATGTATACACACATGTATGTATATAGATGGGTACAGCTGTAGGTATATAGATAGACCTACCGACGTACGTACGTATGTATGTGCCGACGTCCATTCGATCATCCATTCTATTTAACATAATGTAAATTATAGGACAAGAAGATCCTACCGCGCGCAAGACGTTCAGCCAGTCAACCAATCGGCATGCCGTTCGTTCGTTCGTGGATCAAGGCCGCATGTTCTTAGACGTTGAATAACATCAGCTAACCGTAAAAAGCCCAAAAATCGGGCGATCCAGATAGATCGTTCTTTCTAACTATCTGATAATCAATAGATAAACCGATATAAAAGCAAAGTATAACATGTATTTTTATTTAGAATGAGTATAAATAAGCTATAAAATGAAAAAAAGTTATGCGAAAGTTTGCATAACTCATTCAACTTGCATTATCTTTGTTTCAACAAGATGAGGGAACGACCTCAGATAAAGCTTAAGAGTAATTAAAAGGGGGTGACAAAGCCAACCACTGAACAAAGCTAACAACAACAACAGTTCTTTGAAATATGTAATTAGATAGTGACAAGCGGTGCGGACGTTATCTACTTTACACAATGGGCACAACATCTAGTCGGGATGTTGAGAATGCTGAAATAATAGACGGATCGCGGACAGTTGTCGCGGCGATCACACACGGTGCAGTCAGAATGACTGATTAATGGTAGCGATAACCACTGCACCACTAACCAAATAAAAACAAGTACCATGAGAACAGTAGAAAGATTGATCGAAGTAGCTTTCATTAGCTTATTTGTTGCGGCATTTATGTTTGTCGTAGTGATGGCCTGTAGTGGGCATGTATATGCAAGTCACACAGGATTAGGATAGTAGATTAATAAACCAAATTACCATGAAAAGATATAGAATTGAACAGACGTTTGCACCAAGTGATGAATTAGATTACGTAGGTCAAAAAAGATACGTTATAGTTGATAATTTAGATAACTGCATTTTCAGTTGTGAACACATTAGCTATAGAGAAGCAAGTAGAGAATTAAAGGGTTTAAACGAAGACAACCTAAAATTCGAACAGTAAAGTAATCATATAAAACAATTACCATGAAATTCAATTTAATAATTCTAAGCAAAATCAACAGCGAGTATTACATTATGCAAGCTTTAGATAGAGAAGGTAACGTTGTGTATAAAGCTACACTACCAAGTGTAGATGCATGTAAAGTGATAATGAAATATAAGAACGTCAAGATTGTATAATTCTTGACTGGCTAAAATTTAAACCAAATAAACCAAACACCATGAGCAAAATCATTAAGATAGAAGGTCAATTCGAGATTATCGGATTCTTCGTAGAAGGTAAATTAGTAAGCACAAGCAAGCGACGAATCACTGCTTGGAAATAGTATTAACATTTAAAAATTAGAAATCATGAAAGTAATAATTGATGTATTAGAATTAGCTAGTGAATTAGCACATATAGAATTAGTAGAAAAATGGTCTGATTCTATTAAGATTTTCGAGGATGAGCAAGCTGGAATTACTCATTATACAGATGACGCACAAGATGTATTCAACGATTTATATGATAAATATTTTTGTTTGATTGAATCATTAAAAGAGTAAATGTTAACTGACGAGTCTTAGATAGACGAAACGCGGAGCGATCCGCGTATTAACCAAATAAAACAATTACCATGGAAGCGATAAAAAGAGACGAGATGATTAAGTTCATACTACTAGCAGTTGAGAACAGCCATAACGATAAAGATAAGATCGACTTGCTTACTTTTTCTAATGAGGAAATCATTGAGATTTACAACGATATAATTGAGTTAACCAAATAAAACAATCGCCATGAAAAGGTATAGATTTATTCTAATCGCTCCCGATGGCGGAGAGATAGACAGAACAATCGTTAACGCAAACGATAGAAAGGAAGCAGTTAAACACATGCGGATGTATATCCGTTACGGACGTAAATTCAGATGCTATGAAGACAAATGAAATATTCGATCTAAATGATCGCATGACGCAATTACGCATGAAAGCTTTGCGTATCACATTAGCTGACGGAATGTGTACATATCTGTTGGCATTTAATTAATAACCAAATAAAAAATAGAAACCATGAAGATTAACGGATTAAGCGGTAGCATTGCCTACCTAGAAGCAAAAGGATTGAGCAAATGTTTTGACGCATATGCTGAGCATTGTAACAGAGCTGATATCATGGATATCGGATTCAACGCAAACAGCGGATATGTTTACATCGCGCTAGAGAATGGAGTAACAATCGGTTCAATGATAGGACGTGACGTTGAGTATATCATCGAAGCAATTGGAGACGAGATGTTTGATGAGATGTTTTTCGAGACGTATGAAGAAGCAATTAATAACCAATAGCCATGCAAGAAATAATTGATCAAGCAATCAACGACATGTTTGTCGGTGTTGCGCAGGAGAATGGATTGTCAACTGGGGACATCAGTCCCCTTGATGACATGATCATTGAAGATATAAAGGAACAGTTGCAAGAGGTATTGCAACGATTTGTAGAACAAAATAAATAACTAGGAATTATGGAAGCAACAATTCATTACGCATCTGTCATGCCAAGCGGACACGGTGCATATAACGCAACAGTTGAACTAGTAATCAACGACGAGGTTGTGGTATTCAAGAAACGAGTAACTGATATGGAGATGATTGATCAGTACGTACAAAACAAACCATTGCCGTTAGTTAACTACGTTACGAATTACGATTACGAAATAAAACGATAGCCATGTACGGAAGAGTAACAGATCAGAAGCTTAAAAGCTACGGAAAGATCGTAGAGTATTGGCCTAACAAGTTGAATAGGTACATGCGCCACGTTAGATTCCAAGGTAGCGAGAAGACGTACACCATGAGCAAAGATGCGATCCAGGATTTAAATGACTTGGAGATGATCGAGAAATGGGAGTCTATAGATAGACAGATGTTAAACCAAATAAACAAGTAACCATGAAAGCAAAAACATTTTTACCGCTGTTCAGCGGATTCTACGGATCAATATGGGATGACGTAGATTTTTACGGAGAGGATGAGCACTACAAGCTACCTGAAGGAACGACGTTCGATGATATGGTTGATTGGGAGAAGTACCATGAGACGATAGCGAAAAAGATGTGTGAGTTCGTTGAAGAGGAACTGCGTCCATTCGTATCAGAGATCACGTTCGAACGTATTGCGAGCCCAAATTACTACAACTTCGAGAACGATGCGATCTACATCGATGTTGAATTCGATTACCTAAAGGTATACAGATACCTACTTGCTAACTTCCAAACGTTCGATAGGTATATCGCTGATAGGTACACAAGTCGAGACGGTTTCATTAGCTACCATTCAATAGATCCATTCGATTGGTTGGATGAATTCTCTAACGACGAGCATAAACTCGGTGCAGTCCTGGACTTTATCCTACGCAATGAGGAGGTTGAAGAGCCTATGTACTTTGATGATATGCATATCTCTATGTTCTACAAGGACGAGATTAGCCAGTATAGTATTAACGAAAATTAGAAGCCATGGAAGTAGTTATCTTTGTAGTAGAAAGCCTGCTGTTGATGGCAGGCTTCTACGGTTTGATCGGAGTAATCGATGTGCTAATTGAGGAAGAACGTAAGTGATATGTGGCAAGCAGTCGTCAGACCTGTTGGCATTCCAGAGGAATGGGTGATAGGTGTGCTGTATGGGGAGAGTCATGTGGAGAGGTACAGCGAGATCGTAGCGTACATGTTAGATATGGGTATCCAAGAATTCGAGGTGATGCACTATGCACCACTTAGGTGCACAGCTGTAGCGATTGAGGATATCTTCCTGAATTAGTGTCAAGATTTGTTAAAATCTGTTAAATCGTGCTGACAAATGTTGTGTTGATGTTGCCCGCAAAACTATGTCTAGCCCTTTGCCAGTCTAGCTTTCAGCTTTCTTAGTGTTAAGATGTTACTCTTTACTCTAATTAATTAGAAAAAAAAATAATAGAGTATATATAAAGGGAGATGGGGCGTGGAGATAAAAAAAATAAAAAAATAAGCGTCATGTCGTCATCTCAGCACTAAAATAGGTTAGTCTATTGGCAGTCAGGCAGTTACACATTTTTGTGTCAGCACTGAGTCAACATTTTGCAACATTTGTTGACAGAGATTTGCAAAGTTTATAAGAATTGCATAGATTTGCATGTATTAGTGATTAGGTCGGGTAGTAAGGTAGCTTACAAACTTATAGCGTTGAATTCCTTTAAGTCCCTGTAGATGGTTCGAGTCCATCGCCTGAACAAAACATGTTCATGGTAGACATGTTTTATTTGGTTTCATAGGAGGGGGTGGTTCCCCTCCTTTGTTTAACTTAATTTAAATTCAATTAACTATGTGGTACAGTCCTTTATTTTTAATCGTAACGTTTTACGCGATCATCGTTTCAGCGTTATGGAATCCATTTCACAGGTATACTGTATGGATATTATTCATTTGTTTATTTATTAATCTAATCGGAACGTTATGGTTTATCATCGAAATAATTTGATAGTCGCTGTAGGGCTAATATCATTTGTGCTCTTATCCTATAAGAGTAAGGAGACAATAGTAGTAACTAAGATCGTTGAGGGGAAGAAGGCCGTTGTTCACAATCATCCTTCTTTCAGCCCTGAAGTTTTTTATAGCTACGTGAAGCAGTGCGGTATTAAGTTTCCGCACATCGCGTTCGCTCAGGCTATATTGGAGAGTGGTCACTTTACATCTAATCGATTTATGCAGACCAACAATGCGTTCGGCATGAAGGTCGCAAGGTCAAGACCTACGACATGCAGTCGTGAGCATACGGGCCATGCGTACTACGACGACTGGCGTTTGTCTGTCCAGGACTATGCGCTGTATCAGGCGGCGTACATGCGGAAGGTTAGG